TAATGCGCTGGCACGCGCTCGCAATGCGATCCACCCACAGCACGCTAGGATTGCTGTCCCATACCGCTTCAATAAAATCGTAGTCGCTGTTGTAGTGCGCCGTCGCCCAGGCGTGGGCGTGGACTTGCCACCAGTCGCGCCGCACGAGGTAGGCCGAGCAACCCACATGCTGCAACACCGGCGGCTTGCCCCAATGCGCGCCGTCCGGCTGCACGCCTAAGCTGCCGCCATGCTGCATGCGCACCATGATCACGTCGGGTTGCTTGCGTGCCCCTGCAACCTTTTGCTTTAGTTCGCTCACCATCTCCGGCCACACGCACAGGTCGTCATCGTCGAGCAGCCATACATACTCCCCACGCAGATGGGGAGCGTAGTCGGTAAGCTGCGCCTGGGCATAGCCCATGCCGCGGCCCACGGTGTCCACCAATAGCGTCTGCTCGTAGTCGCCGTCCGTTTGCTGCATCATGCTCGCCAGGTTCGCCATGAGCATGTTCGGGCGACGGTAGCAGCGGGTGATCACATGTAAGAAACTCACGCGTAGATCATCCCCTGCCGGGTCGCGTGCCCGCACGCCACATCGAAGCGCGCGTATTGCTCGATACCCGCCTTCACGCACGCCCGCGCAAAGGGCATATCGCACGCTTGCCCATCGTTGTCCGGCTCGAAATCAATCTGCTCCAGTACGCTGCGCCGGATCAGCGTGCAGCCCAGGCCCACGCCCGACACGCGCCAGCGCCCCGCCTGTTTCGCCTGCTGGTGTTCGTCGGGGTGCAGGGTCAGCGACTGGCCGATGTTGCGCCCGTTGATGTACTGCAAGGCGTTGACGACCAGCGGCCAGCCGTGCCGGAACATGTAGGTTCCATAGACCACATCCGCCCCGTCATTCCACAGCGTGTCGATGGCGTGCGGGGGCAAGTCCATATCATGCTCGACCGTGATCAAGGCGTCATACTCGCCCGCCAGCGCCAGCGCACGCGCCCACTGGTATTGCGCCGTGACGTTGCGCACATCCGGCACAGGGTAGGGGTTGACCCGCCCGATCTCATACACCAACGTATGCGGCGTGACCTGCCCAACGATGGATTGGACAGTGCGCTCATTCAGCGCATCCGCATAAGTTGGCGTGTAGCAGAGCAGGCGGGCCATTATCCCTCAGTCCCCCAATCAGGTGCTTTGTGTACCGTAGACAATCGCCTCGGCTTGCAGCGTCTTAAAGACCGCATCGAACCAAGCCACGATGCGCACTTGCCCCGTCAGCGATGCGCTGTAGGGGTCGCGGATCAACGTCAGCTCAGTCGGGTTGCGTACGCCCATGAAATTCCAGTTGCCGAAGTAGATCACCTTTGCGCTGGCCGCTGCGGTAGCGGCATAGCTGCTGCGCTCCACCGGATAGCCCATGAGCGACGGCCCGCTGATGTTGCCCTGCGGCGTGGACACGAAGGTAAAGGGGTTGCCGGTGATGCCCGACAAGGTGGCATAGATCGCCGGGTTCATCAGCCAGGCTGCGCCGTCCTGGTATTCAGGGGCCAGCGCACCCGCCAAGCTCGCAATCTGCGCCGCCGTGGGCGTGGCGGATACCGTGACCGCCGCCGTGCCGCCCGCCGCCGCTTCGGTGACGAGCAGGCTGTTGAGCGTGCCCGCCCAGCCGCGCGCCAGCCAGTCATTCAGGAAGGCAATCAGATCGGCGTCCTCGTCGCGCAGCAGTTCCCAGGAAAGCGTGATGTACTTGGCATACTTGACCAGCGTCATCGCCGCTTGGTTGAGCGCGGGCGCATCCTGGTTGATCGACGCGGCTTCGTTGACGGCGGTAAAGACCACATCGGCCTCGGCGTCGATGGGCACGTTGACGGTCAAGCCTTTGCCCGGAATGTTGCGCACACCGAGCCGCGCGCCGACGTAGATTTCATCACGGCGCGCGATGATCTCCTGCAACATGCCGGTCGGAACGGCATAGCCACCGTCGGCAGGGGTGGCGATATTCATGTCCGTGTTGTTGTAGGCTTTGAGTTCGCCGTTATCGATCCATTGCAGATCGCTCACGGCCTTGCCGGTGCGCAGATAGTAGGCCATAGCCTTGATCGGGCTGTCGTTCAGGCTCTTGATGTACATGGGTGCGCCGGTAGTCGCCAACGGCTGCGGGTTGTCCGGCTTCAGCGTCGCCACGTACGCCTTGACTGCCTCATTAGCCGCCGCTTGCGCGATGGCGTTCACATCCACCGTAGGGGTGGCTTCGTCACTCATGATGATCTCCTTATCAGGAACAGAAACAGATTCAGCGGCTTCCGTTTCGGCCCCGTCCGCATCCTGCACTGGCGGCGTCCCGCCCTCTGGCAGTAATGCGCTATAGGTAGCGTCTACATTCGCCAAACTTTTGAGAACCTCGACGCCCAGCGTGCGCGGCTCTGCCGGCGTGGGCGTCAAGGAAAACTCCAAAATGGGCCAGGCGGTAATGCTCTTGCCCTCACGCCGCGTCAGGTGTCCGGCGCTGCCGGATGACCAGCCCAGCGCGCCCTTCTCGGCCAGCTCCTTGATCTGCTCGACATAGGCGGCGTGGCGGTTTAGCTCGGCCTCGACCCAGATGCCGAACTCGTCGGGCTCGACCTGCGTGGTCTTGCCGATGATGTGCTTTACTTGCCCTAGCGAGTGGTCGTATAGCACGAGCTTGGTCGGCACGAGGTCGAGCATGTAGTCTGTCTGCGGCGTAAAGGTTTCGCCCTCCAGATCGACGCCGCCGAAGATCACGCCATAGCCCGCCACGGTCACGGCATCGGCGGTCACGGCCTTGACGGATACGCGTGTCGTCTTGCTCTCCCCGATGATGATCTCCTCCATCGTGGGCACGTCCTCCGGCTCCATCTCCAGCGTGGTATCGCGGATCGATTGCGCCGCCGTGCGAATGTCGAGAATGCGCTGCTTGTCGCTGCGGCTGTTGCGTGCGCCGACTTTGGTCTCGTTCATCTTCCCTCCAATGCGGCGTTGATCGCCCCTTCGAAATCCGCCACGATGGTTGGCATGGCGTCCTCTAGCTGTTGCTCGGCCGTGGGCCAGCGCCCTTGATGGATGGCGGCTTGCTGGTCGGCCTTCTGCACCCACGGCGCATACTCCGTCACCGTGCCCACGCGCCCCGTGACGCCGCCCGTGACCTCGTTGATCTCAGCCTGCGCCGCCGTCCACTCGCGGCCCAGCGTGCCGGTGCGCACATACACTTGGTTGGGCAGCGTGTCCGGGTACAGGCTCATGCGATTCTGCATGTCGTAGAGCGCGCGCTGCATGGGCGGGATCAGCGTTTCGGCGGCGACGGCATTGCCGAGCCGTTCGTAGAGTTCGTTTAGCCCACGGATTTCGATGTCGATACCGGGCATCAGCGTCCCTCCACCACCGGCGCGATCCAACAGCGGCAATTGGGGTGCGCCGGTGGATTTAACATTTCCTCGCCAAAGACGTCCTCGCCAAAGGACTCATCTAAGTCCCGGCGTTCCTCGTGCAGCGGCCCGCAGATCGGACAGACTTTCTCATCGACCGCCGTGCGCCATTCCATCTGTTGCACTATGCCAGACTCCTCATAGGCCGCACGATTGGCATCTGCAAAAGAGCGGGTGACCTCAGTCGTTGCGATTCTGCCCGCCCGTTCCTCGCCAAAGAGCGGCGTCAATTGCTCAATCAAATCCGGCAGCGGTGCGCCACTTTCGGCCCAACTCGCAATCGCCTGCCGCGTGGCGTCGAGCGTGTGGTCGTCAATCTGCGTGATCAGCGTGCCCGCATACTCGCGCGCTTGCCGCACCGCACGGTCATTGACCAGGTTCCATGCCACATCGACCGCCAAGCGCCCTAGCTGCTGCTGCGCCACGCTGACGCCGAGTTCAGCGCCGTTGGTGACGGTGCGCGTCACGGCGGCGTCAAGCAGCTTGGCGTCGCGTATCTCATCTTCGATTGCGGCGATGTCGCTGGCCGTCACGTTGTCACTCAACCTTGTCCGCACCCGCTTGCCCTGCTGTTCCAGTCCCTTCGCAATGTCGTCGGTCGCATCCTTCTCCAGCTTGCGGCGCGCCTTGCTCTCCGCTTCGTCGTCGTCGGGGTCAAGCTGCAACACCATGGCTTTCGCATCACGGATAGATGCCTCGAAAGTTGGCATACCCGCGGCCTGCGTCCTCCATCCGTAACGCTTGCCTTTTCTGCTCATCGCTCAGAATGTCCGAACGAAACGCGCTCACATCCCCGTTAGGGTGACTCTTGCGCCACTTGCGCAGCTTGCGCACTTCCTCGGCTGCTTCCTCCCCTGCCGCGCCAACCGGCCCCGGCAATTGGCGCGGCTCGGCAAAGGAGGATGAAGGCAACACGGTGATGGGCTGCGGCTCAGGTTCCGGTTCCAGGTCGGCATACTCGACGCCTTCGGGCAGTTTCAAGCCCAACATCTCGGCGGCAATCGGCAGCGGAATTCCTGCATCCACATATGTTTTAAATGCCTGCGCCCGCTGTTCCTCATCCTCCTGGTAGATCGCCATCTCCTGCGGTCGCCACTCAAAATGCAGCTTGAGCGGCTCGAATAGCTGCCGGTTCAGCTGCATGGCGACGATGCCCGCCTCGGGCAGAATGGTCGTTTCGTAGAAGTTCAGCCGGTCGGCCTCAGCCGTGGCAAAGTTGGCGGCGTTGGATAGCACGAGGCTGTGCGGCACGCCGAGCGCCGTGGCGATGTCCTCGCGCTTCTCGCTGGTGAGCGTGTTGTTACTCAGTTCGTCAATGCCGCTGCCGATCACGGTGGGCGTGATGGCGTCGGCGTTGATTACCTGCGCGCTCCAGGCGTTCTTGAGGCCGGACAGTACGCGGTCGTACCATGCCTTCATCTCGGATTTGGCCTGCGGCGGCGTGTCGGCCGGCACGCCCAGGATGGTCGCCTTGATTGCGCCGCGCTTGAAAAACTCGGTCACGAACGTATCGGCGTTATACAGCACGCCCGCCGCGGTGGCGCCGGCGGCTGCGGGTGCGGGGCGTGGCACAGTCTCCGCTATGCCGGGTAGGTGTAAATACGCCACATCCTCAGCCGGTAGCTGAATCTTCTGGCTCTTGCCGGGCAGCGCACGCGTGTAGCGCACGGGATAGGGTTCCGTGCCTTCCCACACCGGCGTCATGGTGTCCGGTTGCAGCCAGCGCAGCCCCATCGTGCGCCCGCCCGCCTTCAGCTTGTGCCAGTAGGCGGTTGACGTAAGCGCCAGCGCCGCCTCGGTGCGCCACAGTAGACCCGGCAATTCGGCCAGCCAGGGCAGCGCGGGCGGCAGTTCGGCCATGCCGTTGGCGTAGATGTCACGGTCGCCGCTTTGGATGGCCCAGGGCACGGACACCAGCGCATTGGCACGCACGTCGATGCAGCGGTACATAAAGGCGACGGCGGCATAGAGGCCATTGACGTTGGGCGAAGCCGCTTGGCCGGTGAGCAGCGCAAGACCCTCGCCAGACATGGCAAGGTCGATGAAGGTAGATTTGCGCCCATCGGTCACGAGTAACTTGCGTGGCACGCCTATTGCCCCAATGGAAAATCGCTAGGACAATCCTAGCGATTTCCAGGGAGGGTGTATAGACAACAAATGTTTACTTTAGCGGGGCCAGTTCATCATGCGCTTGATAGACCAGTTCCGCCGTAGACTTGACTGCGATGCGGTCGCGTGCCTTGAACATATGCGAGCGCACGGCGGCGTGTGATAGCCCTAGCTGGCGTGCGGCTTCCTTCTGGCTTGCGCCCTGGACGAGCAGGCGCACGATCTGGCCCTGGCGCGGCGTGAGGCGGGTCATGAGATTAGCCACGAGGTGTTCGTGACCATCAAGTTTGTGAGGGCGTGAACCAATGCGTCGAGCCGGTCGGGGCTGTTCTCGCCCGGAACCCACGAAACGAGTTGTTCTTCGAGGTCGGGCAGGTTGCCGACGTGATGGACGCGCCCCTGCTCATATAATGCGGCGACGGGTTCGGCGCGCGTCTGCTTGCCCCTGGAAGCGTGTACCCTGGTAATCGGCACGTTGCGATCGACGGTGCGCAGCGTGTACTCGCACATATCGCCGCCCTGGTTGTCCTCGATCACGATGCGGTCGGCCTTCCAACTGTGGTAGGCGTTGATCGCCGCGCGTGCCCAGCCGTCGGGCGAGGCGCGCAGGCTGAGGTCGTCCAGCACGTAGCCCTGTTCATCTGCGCCCTTGCCGCAGACCACGATGCCGGTTTCGTCGCTGCCCGTGTTGGCCGTTGCTGCCGGGTCAATCGCCACCACGATGCGCTGCAACTCAGGCGCCACCTTGACGCGGCCCGCTTCGAGCGTGGCGCGTGTCCATAGCGCGCCGGGAATCTCGTCAATGTCCTCGGCCAAAATCTCCTGGCGATAGGCCAGCGCCGTCATGTCACGCGCCGCGGCTTCGATGCCTTCACGCGACAAATACGGGTTCTCATGCGACGTGAAATGGAAGGTCTGCCATACGCCGCTGGTGTCCTGCTGCGCCCGTGCATAGAGCTTGGCGACGTGGCGTTTGTCGCGCGCCTTGCTGACGCCGGCGGTGCGGATGCTCGGCGGCGTGTAGATGAACACGGCGCTGCCGTTGTTGTCGATTAGCATGGGTGCGCCCACCAGTTCCCAGGCATCTTCCGCCATCATCTGATACTCGTCCAAGATCAGCACGTCGGCATAGTCTCCGCGTAACGTGTCGGCGTTCCATGCTGTTTTACCGCGCAAGCGTTGCTCAGTCCCCGGTAAGCGGATGCTATGCTCGGTCTCATTCTTGACGAACACGCCTGCGTCGATGGGTTCCGCCAATGCTGCCGTCACCGTCGCCCACCAGCGATGCAACTGGTCGCTCGTCGGCACGCCATACAGCACGCGATGCCCCGCCACGAATTGCTCCACCGACAGGATACCCATGCCCACGGTCTTGCCGCCGCGCCTGCCGGCACGCACGACCTTACGGGGTGCGGTCGAGTCGATAAAGGCGCGCTGGCGGTCATGCGGGTTCGGTAGGGTTATCGTCAGTTCGCGGACGGCCATAGATCACGCGTAGCAATATCTCCTTCTCCGGCCCGTTGCCTTCGATGACGGCGGGAACCTTGCCGAACGCCACCTCGATAAAGTGCATTTGCAGGCGCGGGTCTTTGCTCTGCGCCCACTGGCGGAGGATGACCTCGGTCACGCTGCACTTGTGGCCGTTTACAATAACCGGCTCGTCCCGGTGCGTGGCTTCCTCGTGTGCAATTTGTTGGGCAAGCGCACGCAGCGCATCAAAGGTTTTTGGGCGTCCCTTGCGATTGATCTGGTTTTTGCGTTCGCCGAAACCGCCTTTGCCTGTCGGGTTGCTCATCTTGTAGCGACTTGTGTAACTAGCCCTGCGTCACTGGTGGCACTCCGCCATGAGAGGGTGCGTCACCTTGTGCGCCGTAATCGCCAGCCGTTCGGTGATGTTGGCGAGATCGTAGCCGGACGCATGAAGGCTCATCAGGTAGAGGATGCACGCGCCCAGCTGCCGGTCACTCTGGCGAATGCCCAACGTAAGGCTGTTAGCCAACAATTCGAGTCGTTCCAGTTGCAGCGGGGTCATGTCACTCCCACTTCACATTAGGCGTGGCGATGCCCGACGCTGCGCCGGCGGCAATGTTGGCGGCAAAGCGGGACAGCGGGGTCAGCGGGCTGCCGTTATTCGAGTTCACCGCTTCGACGTTGTAGGAAGGCGATGAGGCGTCGGCCCAGAAGCGGCACCCGGCGATCAGCACTTCCCACGTATTGCCGCCGCCGCGCGTGACCTTGATCTGGCTGTGCAGGTTGGGGCCAGCGCCTGACCCATTGCGGAAGCGACAGCCCACGAACTCGATGCTGCCGCCCTTCGTAGACCCGTCGAGCCAGACCAAATTCTGGGCGGCGTGTTCGATCTTGCAGCCGGTAAACTGCGTGTTGCTGGAGCCTGTGCCGGTGAAATGCACGTTGCGTACGGTCTGCGTGCCGAGTGGGTTCTTTGGCCCGCCGTAGAAATGGCAGTTGAGCAGCAGGTTGCCGCCGCTGCCCGTGCTGTACAGGTTACTCACGCCCGACGCCATCACGACGAGGTTCGTCCAATGCTGGTCGGCGCAGCCGGCGCGGATGCCATAGCGCCCGCAGCTTTGGATTTGCAGACTGCTCAACTTGGTTTCGAAGTTCTCCCATGTCGCCGTCTTGCGGATGTTCAGCCCGTCGCCCGTGAGCCAGGAGATCAGCACGTCACGCACCGTCGCACGCGTGGCGCAGAGGTCGATGCCGTTGACCGTGTTGGCGTATTGGATGCCCGCGCCGTCAATCGCCAGGTCGCGCACCATACCGCGCGCCACGGTGGCGGTGTCCGCCTCGACGGCCAGCACGAAGGCCTCGTTGGGAAAGTCGGGCTGCGGCTGGATGACGGTCGCCCAGCCTGAGCCGGTGAGCTTGGTCTTGTCGCGGCGCACGCGGATCGTGTCGCGGGTCTTGAACGTGCCGGGTGTGAGCACGACCTTGCCGCCATAGAGGGGGATCCAATCTTCAAGCGCCTCGTTGATCTCGTGCTGGTCGTCCGTGCCGTCGCAGACCAAATGCGCCTGTTCCGGGTAGGGCCAGTCGGCGGCGGCGATGACGATGCTGCCTTCGCCCACTTGCGGCGGGAGCGATGCGGGCGGCGGGTGGCTGTGGACGGTGAGCGCATCGAGCAGCGTCGCCAGTCCTGTTTCGAGTTCGGCGTGGTCGTGTGCGCCGTCGGTCATCAGCCGTCCCCCTTATCCAGCGCCACGGGCATCCGCACGCCGAGCAGCCACAGCGCCGCTTCTGGGCAGCACCGCCCGTTACCGTAACCGTGGGTGAGGTCTTTGTAGCCGGTGTCGTCTCCGGTTCTGCATTCGAGGTGCAAGTGTGCGCCGGTCGAGTTGCCGGTACTACCGACGTGCCCGACTAGTTGCCCGGCCTTGACGGTGGCATACTGCGCCAGCGGCGACGGCTCGGCCATATGTGCGTAAAATGAATGCAGGCGCAGGTGCGGGTGATAGATTCTCAGGTAATTTCCGTACTTGTCATCCCAGGCATTCCAGGCAACTTGTCCATCGGCAATGGCGAGGATGTCGCTACCATGCGGGGCGGCGATGTCTAGCCCCTGGTGTGGGTAAAGTTGCCCGGCGTAACGTTCGCCAAAGCGTCCGGTGACGGCAAGGGCTGCGGGCAGCGGCCAAACGACTTTGGATGCTGGCGGCGTCGGTTCGGGTTGCGGTGGAATAGAGTCGGGTGGGGTCGATGAGGTATGCAGCCACGGATAGACTTCCAGATCGCGGCGCACCACGCGCACGTCAAACGTTCCCCACGGTTTGCTAAAATCGTAGGTAAATATCTGGTAGCTGTGAATATGTGCGCCCGTACTTTCGACGCCCATAATGCCCTCGTCGAGCCAGGGGCAATACTGCGCCGGGTTATCCTTAAACGGCACAATATAGCCATGATGTGCGCCGCCGCCCACCACATGCTCGTCGATGCCATACTCGCCGATCACCCACTCGACATCCCGCCAGGGACACGCGGCCAGCCGGTCATAATGGCCCGGCACGCACGGTTGCGCAGCCGTCCCGTAGATGTGGCAAACGGGGATATGGTTGCCGCGCACGATGGCTTGGTGGCTTGCCTCAAAAACGGTGTAATCGGGTGGCGTGTTGGCCGTGCCGTCTACGGTGCGCGGGTGTCCTGTGCTGAAGTTGAAAGCGCCGCCGCGCAAGCCGTGTTGCGCCAAGCGGTCGAGAAAGGCGACGGTATAGCGGTCGATGGCGCTGCGGTCGCCGGCGGTAGCGTCCGGCTCGTTGATGCCCAGAAAGAACGTGCGATCCGTGGGCAGCGTGTAGATGCTGCGCTGCACCTTGTCGGCCCAATCGTCGGCGTGGCGGTTGCCTGTGCCTTCTGGGTCGGCCCACATCGCATCCTTTTCTTCGCTCTTGGGATGGTCACGCGCCAGGATGTAAGAACTGGCGGGCAGCGC